TGCTCGCGTCGCAAGCGCTTGTGGGCGGTTACGGTTTGTCTAGCGAAGATCCTTACGCCATCTACGGCGCTGGCGGTGCAGCTCTAGCCGGTGCGGCAGGCCGCGCTGTTCGTAATGCACTAGCGCGCCGCGCTGCGGGTAATGTCGCCGCTATGACACGCGGTGCTCCGACCGCTGTTCCGTTCTCTGTTGAATACGCCCCTATCGCTGCACCTATAGCGACGCAGGGCATAAATGCGATGGCGAGATGACACCAATGGCTGAATATCAAGTGTTTTTTGATGTGGCCGTTGGCGTGATCGGCGTCCTGGGCGGATGGGTATTGAATACCGTCTGGGGCGCTGTCAAAGATTTGCAAGCCGCCGATAAAGAATTAGCGGAAAAGGTCAGCGAGATCGAAGTGCTCGTTGCTGGCCGCTACGTCACCCGCGATGAGTTTAACACAACACTTAGCCAAGTGTTCGTCAAGCTCGACACCATCAGAGACATCGTTAGCCATAAGGCAGATAGATGAAAGAGAACTACGCGCAAGCTCTCAAACAAGTTCTTAAATATGAGGGCGGCTACGTTGACCATCCAAAAGATCCAGGCGGCCCGACGAATAAGGGCGTTACGCAAGCGGTCTATGACAGTTGGCGCAAATCACAGAATCTCCCAACGCAAAGCGTGCGCGCTATTGCTGATTCGGAAGTTGCGGCGATTTACAAGAACCTCTATTGGGATCGTGTTTCTGGAGATAATCTGCCCGACGGCGTTGATTTTGCTGTGTTCGACTTTGCTGTCAATTCAGGCGTAAGCCGCGCAGCTAAAACCTTGCAAGCTGTTGTCGGCGTAACGCAAGACGGCGTGATTGGCCCTGCAACAATCCAAGCTACCAAAGCCTACGTCGCTATGGCCGTCACAAACAAACGGCTGGCTTTCATGCAATCGCTGTCGATCTGGTCTACGTTTGGCAAAGGATGGTCTGCGCGTATCGCTGACGTTAAAGCGCAGATTAAAGCGCTATGCGGATAATCTTACTTTGCCTTTTATTGTCTGGCTGCGCGCCGGCTAAATATATTTTTCACTGTACAGTCACTCAACCAAGGAACTGTAACTGATGCTTAAAAATTGGAAAACCTCTATCCCTGGAATCCTTACTCTTGTAGGCGTTCTCTTCAACGCGTGGCAGACTAAGACGCTTGACTGGCCTTCGCTTCAGGCTGCGTTAATTGCTATCGGTCTTATCGGCGCTAAAGATTTTAACGTCACGGGCGCATGACAACTGCTATCTTAATTGGCTTATTTTTAACGGTGCTCTACGGCGGCGTTAAAATGTTAATCGCTGACGCTTATGATCGTGGGCGGCGTGAGGAAGTCACACGTCGTATGGATCTGCAAGCCAAACTGAAAGCACAACAGACCAATGTCGTTATGGCCCCTAAAACCGTGGACGATACTGCTACTGATCTCGACAACGGCACTTTCTAGCTGCCAGACAGTCAGGGAAGGGTCATGCCCTCCCCTCGCTCAATACTCAGTCGCTCAACAGCGCGCCGTTGCCGCTGAACTGCGGCGGCTCCGTGGAACCGAAACGGCTCAGTTTATCATCGATTACGGCAAGCTCCGCGCGGCGTGTAGACTTTAGCGGCTCGGTCTTAGCTGGTCTTAGCTCAGTCCGCTTCTTGTATCCAATGTTCGCGCCGGTATCAGCTTTCTGCGCTATGTAGTCCGCAGCAAACTGCGCTGCAAACGCTTCATAGTTCATAGCGTCTACGCGGCTATCAAGATGCGTAGGGTCGTTAAACGCCCGCGCATTCTTAACGCAGACCATAATAATCGCCACCTCAAACGGATGGATGTCGCGCCCCAATCGCAACGATGCCAAGTCCGCTATAAGCTGGAAATTATTCTCGATGCCGCCATACGTCTCACCGCGCTCGGCGATGATATCAGCGGCCTGTCTTAGAAGATCGGTAGGTGTATGCATCTTTCAACAATTCCTCTCTTTCGCGCAACACTCGCAGAATGTTGTAGCGTTGATGCAAGCGGGTCATAATAAAAGCGCGCCGCCCATTCGCGCGTTCATCCTGAAGCAGATCGTAGATCTCCTTTTCGGATAAATCGGGTAATTTCTCGTTCAGTTCATGCCAGTGCATAATTCCTCCAACGCCAGTTCGGACATGGAGCGCTTGTCTCTCAGCGCTGTTTGGATCTTTTCATCGATGGTGTTAGCACAAATAATATTGTAACACCAGACATCTTTTGTTTGCCCGCTGCGATGCAAGCGCCCGATGGTTTGCTCGTACAGTTCAAGCGACCAAGGCAGCGACAAGAAAATGATTTTGTTGCCGCCATGTTGCAGGTTTAGTCCATGCCCAGCGGATTTAGGATGGATCGCTAATAGCTCTGTTTCGCCTCTGTTCCACTTGTCCACAGCCTGTGGATCGTCCATAGTGGAGAGTTTCGGAAATAATTCTCGTAACTTAGCAAGCTCTTCCTTGTAGTTATACACAACGATGGTGTTGTCGTGTTGGTTCTCTTCGAGCACTTCTTTTAATAGGTCATACTTATGCGAAGTAAGCCACTCCGCGCCGTCTGCGCCGTAGATAAAGCCGCCGGCGAGTTGCTGTAGTTTCTGCGTAACGACCGCAGCGGTTGGCGCTGTGATGGTCTGGCCCAGCTCCAAGACAAAATCTCGTTTCATCTTGTTGTACGGCCCCATGTCCATCGTGCAGCGCATATCAACGACGTGCAGCTCCGGCAGTTTGTCCTTATACTCTCCAGGCTCTAACACATATGTCGCCGGCTTGATTGCGTGCATGACGCTCTCTAGCGCGGTGGGTAGTGGCACCCATTGCTGATACTCGCGGTTCAAACAGTAAAAATATTGCTGTAGAAACGCGCCTTTAGATCGGCCAAGTAGTTTCTGATCAACGACCTTGCACTGGCCGAACACGTCTTCCAAGCCGTTAGACGTGAACGATCCTGTCAAACCCCAGCGTATGTGAAACTGATCAAGGATCTTTAACAGATGCTTGAAGCGTTTGCCGCTTGGATTCTTAAGCCGCGTTAATTCGTCAAACACTATTCCATCAAAGCCTGTAGGATCAATTGACGGTATGTTGTCGTAATTAGTCACGACGACATCAACGTCCGCATCAAATGCCGCTTGGCGCTGCGTTGGCGTACCGACAGCTACGGCTATGGGCATTTCAGGTGCCCATTTCGGCCCTTCAATAGGCCACACGTCAGTGCACACACGCTTGGGCGCGAGCACAAGCCAGCGACCTACGAAGCCTTTTTCAAGCATGTCGCGCATAGCTGTTAATGTTATTGCTGTTTTCCCCGCGCCTACTGGCGCGAGGATCATGGCTCTGTTGCGGCAAAAAAGAAAATCCGCAGCTTCATCCTGATATGGTCGTAATTTCACAAGCCCACCTATCTACTTGCTCCCTATTCCACAAACACGCGTATTTTTGATTCATACGCTTCATGTCTTGTGCAAACACTTTCTGAAGCGCCGACAACTTGCCGCCGCTCGTTTTCAATTCGATGAACCACGTCTCGCCATTTGGTAAACAAACGACGCGATCACTCACCCCACGATGTGATAGCGAATTGAATTTGTAGGCTTCTCCGTCCATAGCGCGGACGGTTTTAACCAAATATTGCTCGATTTCTGATTCGTTCATAAAAAAGTTATTGCATAAACAAAAAAAGTTGTCTAGTGTGATTCGCATAAGGGAGACATTAAATGGCACATTCTACTATCGTCGGGGGTTCTTCAGCAAAGCGCGTTATTAATTGCCCTGGCAGTGTTGCATTAGTTACTAAAGTTCCGCCCAAGCCGTCGTCATCATACGCTGAAGAAGGCACGTTCCTGCATGAATGCATGGAGCGTATACTTAACGGCGAATCAATTGATACGTTTACCGACGCGACTGAGGAACAGCTCAATGAGAAATTACGGCCTGCATTCGCGGCGCTTGACGAGATCGATCCAGACGGAAAGCTTGAGTTCCAGACCGAAGTTCACGTCGCGTTTCCTGAACCATTGCAGGAAGTATTTGGATCTTGCGACGTTGTGGGGCGTCGCGGTGATACTGCTATTATTCTTGATTGGAAGTTCGGCAGCGGCGTCTGGGTTGACGCAGAAGAAAACGATCAGCTCATGTTCTACGCAGCCGCAGCTATGCACACAGAAAGCTGCCGCTGGGCCTTTGAAGGCGTCAGCAAAATCGAATGCATCATCGTCCAGCCCCCTTACGTCAAAGTCTGGCAAACAACCCCAGGACGCATCAAAAACTTTGAGCGTGAATTGGTGCGTGCTATTCATTCTGCCATGCGTGAAGACGCCCCTCTAAAGAAGGGTGATCATTGTCGCTGGTGCGCTGCTAAAGCTATCTGTCCTTTGATGAATGGCGAAGCTAAACGCGCCGTCAAGACGCAACTTGATAACCTGCCGGATCTCTCAGATGCTCTTAAACTTGCTGATTTACTTGAGCCGTGGA